CGAGAAGCGCGTGCGCGAATTGGCAAGCACTCCAGAAGGAGAATACGACACGGCGGACGGTCTGGCCATGCTTGACCGCGAGGTGAAAGCGCAAATCGACCATGCTTTCGGCACGCCGGTTTCGGAAGTGTTTTTCCAGCAGGTCAGCAGCCTTGCGATCTGCGAGGACGGCAGCATGGTACTCGACCACGTTCTGCAGGCTGTTGAACCTATTATTCTGGAGGCACAGAAAACTGCACAGGCCAACAGCGAAGCCCGCATTAAAGCGCATACCGGAAAATACGAGGGTAAGGCCATCGGCCTTGCGCCCGAACAGCGGTGAGCGCGTGGAGCCTGCCCACGACCGCGACTGTTGACGGAAAAGAAACGCCCATCCGCTCGGATTTTCGCGCCGTGTTGGATGCACTGGCTGCATTGGATGACCTGGATCTGACAATGCCCGAAAGGGCTGCCGCATGCGTGCGTATACTCTATCCCAAATGGAAGGATATCCAAGATTGGGACGGGGCTTTCAAAGCAGCCATGGAGTTTATCAATCTGGGAGAACCCACGCCTGAAAACCAGCCGCCCAAGCCAAAGCTTGTCGACTGGACAAAGGACGCGGGATTGATCGCCCCCGCCATCGATGCGGTGCTCGGATATTCCTGCCGCCGGTGCGATTACCTGCACTGGTGGGAGTTTATCGGAGCATACAGCAGCATCGGGCGGGGGCTTTTTGCTACCGTTGTGGGCATACGAAGCAAACGGATAAAGGGCCAAAAGCTGGAAAAGTACGAGCAGGAATTTGTCCGGGACAACCCGGACCTGATAAGCACTGCACCAACGCTGACCTCGGAGGAGCAGGCATTTTTTGAACGATTGGGGGTGTGAGCATGGCGGACGCAAGAATCGTAATAGACACCAAAATACGCAAAGAGCAGGCGTTGAAAGACCTTGCTGTATTGCAAAAAGATGCAAAAAGCACCGCCGCAGAAATAGCCAGGCTCGACCAAAAACTGGCGGCTGCAAAAAGCGATACAAAACTGGCGGACAACCTCCGGCAAGCCCAAAAGGCTGCTGCGGATACCGCTGCGGAGCTTGAAAGGGTCAACACAAAGCTGGAAACCGCAAAACAGACAGAGCTTGCCAAAATCAAAGCCACACCAGGGTTTCAGAACTTTAAGCCCTCGACGCTTTCGAGCATGGCAAAAACCAACGCAATGCTCAACAACCCGGAGGCGGTAAAGCAGTCAGAAGCGCTCGCTGCAACGCTTTCGAAACAGGAGGCGGCGGTAATCGCGGCAAAGGCCGCAGTAGACGCGCATGCACAGAGCACGCAGCATATGGCCGCAGCGCAACAGGTTTTGCGCGAACGGTTGGACGGAATCAATGCCGCAATGGGCGCGCAGCAAATAAAGGCGAGAGCTGCAAGTGCCATGTCGAGCTTTGTTCTGGGTATTTCTTCCTTTGCGCGCAAGGCACACCGCGCTGTCAGCCGACTTTCCGACGGTTTCAAACGCCTTACAGCACGAACCAAGCTGGGTGGAAAGGCAGTGGGACATTTCGGCAGCCGGCTGCGTGAAATTGCGCTCGGTGCATTGATATTTAATGGGATCTCCAAAGCACTGCGCGGCTTCGTGACCGGAATGAACAATGCGCTCACGAAATCCGGCGCATTTACAGCTGCCCTTTCCAACCTCAAGGGAGCCGCCCTGAATGCTGCTGCGCCGCTCGTCTCAGCGCTCACTCCAGCCCTGACCGCTATTGCAAATGCCGCAGCAATCGCGCTGTCGTACATCGGCAGGCTATTCGCTTTTTTCAGCGGGAAAAGCATTGCAAGCCTGAAATCCACCGCAAAGGCCATGGGCGGAGTGGCCGCCGGTACGAATGCCGCAAAAAAAGCGCTGGCCGGTTTCGACACCATCAACACGCTGGATACCAGTTCCGGTTCTGGTGGTGGCAGCGCATCACCGCCAAACCTTGCTTACGAGGCAAGCAATCCGTTCCTCGACAGCCTGACGGATGCCATCAAGGGCGGCGATTGGGCCGGAGCCGGTACAATGCTTGCGGACAAGCTCAACAGTATTATTGCCGGCTGGGACGCCTATGGCTGGGGGCAGAAACTGGGCGGGATGCTGCAGAACGGGATATCGTTTGCGTTCAGCTTCTTTACCACGTTCGATTGGAACGGGCTTGGGGCCAAGCTGGCCGGCTTTGTCAACGGCCTTCTGAACCAGGTGGACGGCGCACAGCTTGGCGCACTTTTCGCGGCAAAATTCACAATTGCGATACGTACACTCGGCACTTTTCTCGCGAACCTCGATTGGGCAATGTTGGGCGCACAGATCAGCAGTTTTGCGATCGGCTTTATCGATGCTCTTGCAGAGGCCATTCAAAGTGTGGACTGGGGAAAAATCGGAGAAGGGATATTGGATATGCTCGAGGCCATCGATTGGGCTGGCCTTCTGCGTTCCCTCGGCGGCCTCATTGAGCCGCTGCTGCCATCACTACTGATGGGGTTGGTGATTTTTTCCGGCCTACAGCTGCTCCATATGTTCGGCGCCCAACTTCTGCCCATGCTGCTGTCTGGGCTTGGCTCCTGCATCAGCACTCTTTTCACAAGCATATTGCCCCATGTCGTCTCCGGCATAGGCACGCTGCTCTCTACCATCGTTGCGGCTATTGGTTTGTGGCCGACAATCCTGCTTGGGCTCGTCATCCTCTTCATTGCCGTTATCGCCAAATGGGGTGACCAGATACAGGCGAAACTGCAGGAGATCGATGCATTTCTGCAAAATATCTTCGTGACTGACTGGAGCCAAAGCTTTGGCATCCTGGGAAATCTGCTGAACGCGTTTTTTGCGAACGTAAAAAACATTTGGAACAGCATCAAACTGATATTCGATGGCATCATCGACTTTATCCGCGGCGTGTTTACGGGAGACTGGGAACGCGCATGGAAAGGAGTCAAAGAAATCTTTGCCGGTATCTTTGGTGCTCTAAAGGCCATCGCACTCGCACCCATTAATGCAATTATAGGCATCCTGAATGGTCTGATCGACTCCATCAACTGGGTCATTGAGAAAGTCAACGGCATATCGTTCACAAACCCGTTTACCGGGAACACGGTAGGCTTTAACTTCCCGAGTATCGGAAAAATCCCCTACCTTGCCCAGGGCGCGGTCATTCCGCCGAATCGTGAGTTTATGGCCGTTCTGGGTGACCAGAGCAGCGGCACCAACATCGAAGCCCCGCTGGAGACCATCAAGCAGGCACTGTCCGAAGTGATGACGCAGCAGGGCGGCGGAGATATCACCATCAAATTCACCGGAGACCTTGCCCAGCTGGCAAGAGTGCTGCACCCGGTCATTGAACGTGAGCAGCACCGCAGAGGAACGAGACTTGTAAAGGGGGTAGTGTGAGGATATGGCTGCACAACCTCCTACTTTTCTTCTTGACGGCAAGGCGTATAACGTGCTGGTGACCAGCCACAGCCGTTCATTTTCCATCCTGGACAGCGAAAAAACCGGACGAACCGCCGACGGTGAGATGTTCCGGGACGTCATCGGTACTTTTTACAACTACAAGATGACCATCCGTGCACGGGCAAACGGCGTCGGGGCGGCGGATCTGGACGCTCTGTGGGACATTTTGAGCGAGCCGACCGTATCCCATGTGTGTACATTCCCATACAATCAGGGCACCATCACACAACGCATGTACATCACGAGCGGCGAGCAGGCTCTCATCAGGCTTGACCCAGACCACACGCAATGGGGCGAGATACAGCTGTCATTCGTCGCCATGAGCCCGAGGAGGCGGCCCAAATGAGTGTGTATGCGAAATACCTCGACTATCCTGTAGGGGCACAGGACGCCGGCACAGCCGCTTGGATCGGCGGACAGGGCTTCTGCAGTAGCTCTCGGCTGATGGCGGGAGTGGATGATGTAGCAGTAGCTACACTGGAGCCGGGAGAATGGGTATTGGACGGCAGCCGGACAGTGACCGACGGGGAGCCCACGGCCTGCTGGAGCCTCAACCGGAGCGACGATGATTGCATGTTTGAGACGCCCCCCGAGATAGACATTACTTTCACCGCTCCGTACACCGCAACCGGCCTGACGTTCACGTTCAGCCCGTCCACCGGGCAGTATTGCAGCAAACTGCGGGTGCGGTGGTATAGCGGCACCACGCTGCTGGCTGACACGACAGCAGAGCCTGACGACCCACAGTGGGTACTTACACAGACGGTAGAGAGCTTCGACCGCATCAACATTCAACTGCTGGCGACAAACCACCCCGGGCACTTCGCCAAGCTCACCCAGTTACGTATTGGCCAACTGATTACACTGGACGAAACTGAACTCACCCGAGTACAGTACCTGGCCGAGGTCGACCCGGGGATGACTGAACTTTCGGTGGATGAGTTCACATTGGAGTTCAACGACCGACACGGGCGAGACTACGCACCGCAGGAACACCAGGCAATTGAGCTGTACGTGGATGGCGGTCTGCGGGCCGCACACTACATACGCACCTCGACCCGGGAAGGCTCGCACTTCTACACTTTCACCACTCAATCCATCCTCGGGCGGCTGGACGACGACTTCCTCGGGGGCGTCTACGAAGCCGTCCCTGTGGCAACTTTGTTAACCGGCATCCTGGGAACCATCGAATACAGCCTGGCCGAGGATTTCACCGCCGCCACCATCAGCGGATACCTGCCCATCTGCACGCGCCGGGAAGCACTCCAGCAAGTGGCGCTTTCCATTGGCGCCATGGTTACTACGCAGGGAGGATACGCGGTGCGGTTCATACCACGACCAGACGGAGTGGCATCCACCATCCCGGCATCCCGGATCTTTCCCGGGGCCGGGGTTGAAACCGCCTCCCGGGTTGCTCGCGTAGAGGTGGTCGCACACAGCTACGCTGCCGGGGACGAGACAGAAGAACTCCTGCGCTCAGAACCGATATCCGGAGAGGCTGTGATGTACACTTGGGACGCACCACACTATGGTTATGCTATCACGGGAGGCACATTGGTGGATAGCGGCGCCAACTGGGTGACGATCACCGCCGAGGGCGAAGTCACCCTGACCGGCAAGAAGTACATCCACACCACGCGCACGCTGGCCAAGGCAAATCCGCAGGCACTCGCAGCAGAACGCGGCAATGTGGTGCGGGTGGAGCAGGCCACGCTGCTGACTGTTGAGAACGCCGCAGCGGCGTTGGAGCGGCTGTATGCATTCTATCTGCTACGACAAACCCTGACCGAAGAAATCGTAGTGAATGGGCAACAGGCCGGCGAACGAGTGGTCAGCTACAGCAACTGGGGCCGGAACATTGACGGGTTCGTCACCCGGATGGAGCAGGACATCACTCGGAGTGCAGTGACCGCCGCAATTACCGTGGTAGGGCTGGAGCTGCCCGCACAAACCGCAGTTGGGTATGCTGGCCAGATGTTTGCTGCCGAGGAGGTAATATTTTGATAGATCTTGTGATTGACCGCACGGAAACAGACGTCCTGCTGGGCAACTCTAAGGGGATATATCAAGCCGAGGACCTCAACCGGGTAGGACAGGCGGTGGAAGAACTGGCTGCACTGCTACCTCAGCTCGATCTACAAACAGCAGTGGCGCCGAAAACCGACTGGGCGCCGCCAGAGGCATATGACCCAGACAAATGGATACGCACAGCAAATATGGCCGTGTATTTGGAGAACGTGACGACCTTACTGTCTACTATGGGGATTCTCGCTCCGGCGGATTTTCCGGTGGACATGAACTTCTTGACCTACCGTGGGGCGAACGCCATAGAGAAAGCGCTCCTGCAAGTGCACGACCGCATCTGCGGTATTCAAAACGCTTATCAATACAGCGGCGCAGCATACGCCGGAGAGGAGACAGGATTATGACGGACCGAGTACCTGGCGCGCCGGGACGGTACACAGCAACCATTACCGCAAGTGACCTGCAAAAACTACAGGCCGGAGAAGCTTTCAACATCACTCTGACACGCAACGATGCGCCGATAACCGAGGGCACACCATACAGCAAGGCAGCGGTGCTTCCAGACGCATTGGCCTCCGTGTTATGCCCTGACGTAACAGACCCCAGCCCCGCGGACGCATTTTCTGCACTGCTGGCTTTGCTGAATGCAATCGGCGCAGACGGTAGTTCAGTAATTGGAATCGAACACGGCGGCACGGGAAAAGCAACTGCTGCTGAAGCCCGGTCCGCCCTCGGAGCCGAGCCCGCCTTCACGAAAAACAACGCCTTCAACAAAAACTTCGGCAGCGCGGCGGGTACCGTGTGCCAGGGCAACGACGGCAGGCTTTCCAATG